AGTCGGTGTCGTAGGAATTGTGGCAGGGTATGTCACAGGTAGTAAGTCGTGTAAATGCCAGAATTAAGAGAACGTAAATTCCCTATTCTATGGACGGCGTACCATACAATTCTTGTACTGGAATTAGCTATATTGATTGGTATTCAGATATCTATTCTAGTTACATTAAATAATCTGGGGGGTTATTAATGGGACAATTTACTGATAGGGGGCAAATACCCTGCGGTGCCACCTGTAGCACTCCTAATGAGTGCAAAGAAGCCAAACAATGCGCGAAGGAGAAATAAATGCCTAGAGTTGGAAATAAACACTACCCATATACTGCTAAAGGAAAAGCGGCGGCAAAAGCTGCAGCTAAGAAAAAAGGTATGACTGCTAAAGCTGGTCGGACTATTAAAAAGAAATAATGCTAGGATTTAATGCAATATCTTCATTACTAGGCTCTGTTGGTGGCCTTGCAACATCTTGGATAGATGGCAAGACTGCTGTACAGAAAGCCGAAGCACAGATTCGTATGAAAGAGGCTACAGGTGAGATTGACTGGGAATTGGCCGCTATAAGAGCTACACAAAGTTCGTGGAAAGACGAATGGCTCACAGTTTTATTCTCAATACCTTTAATTCTTTCATTCTGCGGTTCGTGGGGACGACAGGTCGTAACTGATGGGTTTATCGCACTGCAGCAGATGCCTGATTGGTATCAAATTTCTTTGGGAGCGATAGTGGCCGCATCGTTTGGGATACGGTCTGTCAGTAAATTTTTTGGAATGAAGAATAGGAAATAAACCGGTACACATACGGTATGAAGAGAGGTATCTAGGGGAGCGGAGATTCCCCGTAACTAGATTTAAATACCACAATAAGTGGGCAAGAGAAAGGAAAGAACGACATGAGCTTTATGTTATCTCAAAGAAGCTTAGGCAGATTAGATGGCGTAAAAAACGAATTGCACAGCGTAGTTTGTAAAGCCATTGAAGTTAGTAAAGTTGATTTTGGTGTAATCTGTGGCATGAGAACACAGGAGGAGCAAAAAGCCCTTTACGATAGCGGCGCAAGCCAGACCATGAACTCAAAGCACCTCACTGGGGATGCCGTCGATTTAATGGCGTATCTTAACGGTAGGGCGTCATGGGAAATTTCGTTTTACGATGACATAGCAGATGCTATGAAAGAAGCCGCAATTCAAAACGGCGTAGCCATAAAATGGGGCGCTGCTTGGAGTGTAGGCGATATTAGAGAATGGGGAGGCACAATGGAAGCCGCAATGAACCATTATGTTGATGAAAGACGTAAACAAAACCGTAGACCTTTTATTGATGGTCCTCATTTTGAGCTGATGTAATGTGGTTGCCTATAATATTAGTGTGTTCAGCACCTTATGTAGAATCCTGTGATATGATTACAGGTTTAGAATTATTAGAAACAAAAGAGGAGTGTTTTGCAGAAGTTAATGTTAAAGCTAATATTATTTTAAAAAGTCCAACTGTATATTTAGCAAAACCTGCGTGTCAGATACTACCTGAAAAGGTTAAAAAAGAAAAGGGCACTGATATATGAAGTGTTGGTTGTGCGGAACAGAATTAATATGGGGGGGCGACCATAGTATGGAAGACGATGAGAGTTACCATATAGTAACTAATCTCTCTTGTAATAACTGCAATGCCCATGTGGATGTGTATCATCCAAAACCAGAAGAAGGGTAAGATGGCCACAATTAGGCATACTAATGCAAAAGCGGATTTAACAGGTACTACCTTAACCACAGTGTACACTGTTCCTGCAAAGTCGTATGCTATAATTAGTTCTATTATAGTGTCTGAAGACTCTGGGAATGCAGATACTATTACAGTCTCTATTACAGATGCCGCGTCAAGCCCGGCCACATTTAGCTTATTTAAGACAAAGGCGGTGTCTGCTAACGGTACTTCGGAGTTATTATCTAGGGACTTAGTATTAAAAGCACAGGAGATACTCAAATTTCAAGCTGCTACTGCCAATAGATTGCATGTAGTAGTTTCTATTCAAGAATATTATACAGGAATCGAGTAATATGACTGGCAAAAGAAACTACCGTAAGGAATATGATAATTATCAAGGAAAGCCAAACCAAATAAAACGTAGGTCTAGTAGAAACAAAGCTAGGGCAATTATGGCTAAAAAAGGGCTGGTTCATAAAGGAGATGGCAAAGATGTTCACCATACTACAGGTAATCCTATGAATAATTCTAGGTTATCTGTAAAAAGTAAAAGTAAAAACCGTTCTTTTGCCAGAACTAAAAGTGCAGGAAAGAAGGTAAGAAATGCCTAAAGAACTAACTGATTTACAAGAAAAATTTTTAAACGCATTGTTTGGAGAAGCTAAAGGTAACTATGCAAAAGCGATGCGTATTGCTGGGTATGCTCCTAGTACAAATTCACATGTAATTGTGCAATCGTTGCGTTCTGAGATTATAGAACGTGCAGAGTTAGAGATGGCGGCTAATGCACCTAAAGCTGTAATGTCTATGGTGGGGGTACTAGATGACCCTACTGCTATGGGCAACAGGGAAGTATTAAGTGCATCACAACAATTATTAGACCGAGTAGGGCTGTCTAAAGTGGAAAAACTAAGTGTTTCTGCAGACAAGCCTATTGGATTATTTATATTGCCGGAAAAGAAGAATGACGATAGCGAAAAAATTGAATCCCACTAATAGATACGATAGGATGAGTGGCCCAAAAGTGCCATGGGGATTTAAGACTAGTGACTACGACCCTTATTTGCTTATTCCTATTGAAGAGCAACTAGAGGCACTGTACACAGCTACTGAATATTTAAGGGAGTCTTCTTATGAAGAGGTGGCACGTTGGTTAAGCGAGTATACTGGTAGAAGAATTACAGGTATGGGACTTTGGAAACGTGTAAAAACAGACAAGGCTGATAAACGAAGATATGTTAAACAAAAACGCTATGAAGCCAAGGCGGAAGCGCAAGGTAACGTCACCACGCAAACCGCTCACGCTTGAAGAACGCGAATTACTTAAAGCTAAAAAATCGCACAAGTCTGCTAAGTTAAGTCTTGTACATGCGCAAAAAAAGATTGCCAAGCTTGAGAAAGATGAAGAAGAACATATTGATTATGAAGAGGTAAATCCTAATTATGAGGAACCCTCTGTTCAGAAAGAACAGCCTAGTATTCTTTTTGAACCTAATAAAGGACCGCAGACGGATTTTTTAGCTGCTCCAGAACGAGAAGTATTATATGGAGGAGCCGCAGGGGGCGGAAAAAGCTTTGCCCTTATAGTAGACCCACTGCGATATTGCACGAATAGTAATTTTAATGCCCTGATTTTAAGGCGTACAAATGATGAACTAAGAGAACTAATACATAAAAGTCAGGAAATATACCCCAAGGCTTTTCCTGGTGCAAGATGGATGGAGAAAAAGAGTCAGTGGACCTTTCCATCTGGTGCCAGAATTTGGATGACATACTTAGAGCAGGATAAGGATGTTTTACGTTACCAAGGTCAAGCTTTTACTTATATTGGGGTGGACGAGCTTACGCAATATAGTACACCGTATGCTTGGGATTATTTACGCTCGCGTCTTAGGACTGCAGACCCGACTCTACCTGTTTATATGCGAGCTACAACGAATCCTGGAGGTCCTGGTCATTTATGGGTTAAGAAGATGTTTATTGACCCTTCTATACCCAATAAATCGTTTGCAGCGACGGATATCTCGACGGGTAAGGTACTACGATACCCTGATAAACACAGTAGGGCAGGGGAATCTCTTTTCAAAAGAAGATTTATCCCAGCGAGACTAGCAGATAACCCCTACTTATCTGAAGCTGGCGACTACGAAGCAATGCTTCTTTCTTTGCCCGAGGTGCAGAGAAAACAGTTATTAGAAGGTTCTTGGGACATAGCAGAAGGTGCTGCGTTCGGGGAATTTAGAAGAGATAAGCACGTTATTACTTCATTTGATGTGCCTAATTCATGGAGAAAGTTTAGAGCATGCGACTATGGTTATTCATCTTATACTGGGGTTCTGTGGTTCACAGTAGACCCCTCTACAGATACTTTAATCGTGTACCGAGAGTTGTACGTAACTAAAGTAACGGCAAAGGAGTTGGCGTATATGGTTATGGAGGCAGAAGAAGGCGATGGTAATATTTCTTACGGTGTGCTGGACTCTAGCCTTTGGCATAAGCGTGGCGATACTGGCCCATCTCTGGCTGAACAAATGATTGTCGAAGGCTGTAGATGGCGACCTTCGGATAGGAGTAAAGGCAGTCGTGTTGCAGGAAAGAACGAAGTGCATAGACGATTGCAAATAGATGAAGACGCAGACCGTGCTGGTCTGGAAATTTTTGATAGTTGTACCAATTTAATAGCGCAATTACCTGTACTACCTCTTAGTAAGACTAATCCAGAAGATGTAGATACAAAAGCAGAAGACCATTTGTATGATGCGCTAAGATATGGTATAATGTCACGACCTGTTAGTAGGTCTATTTTTGACTACCCTATAGATAAGGGAAGTTCACAATGGACACCTGCTGACGCAACCTTTGGGTATTAAATATGGCAGAAGAAGATAGCAACGCAGAAGGATTTATGATTGAGCCTAAAAGCGGTTCAGAAGAATTGGCTGGATATGTTCAACAGAAGTTCATAGATGTAGAGAGCAGTCGTAGAGATGAAGAAGAGAGGTGGCTAGATGCGTATCGCCAGTATAGGGGCTTGTACGGACCCGAGACACAATTTACATCAACGGAAAAATCTCAAGTATTTATCAAAGTTACAAAGACAAAAGTCCTTGCGGCCTATGGGCAAATCACAGATGTCCTCTTTGCAGGACAAAGATTTCCAATCGGTATCGAAGCAACGCGTATTCCTGAAGGCGTAGAAGAGGCGGTTCACTTTGACCCGAAAGCTCCTGAAGAGCTATTAGAAGATTTAAGTAAGACATATGGTTTTGCTGGAGATGGTCGAGAAGTTCCTCCTGGTGCTACCGAGCAGACAATGAGAGATTTATATGTAGGCAATCTAAAAGAAGAACTACAGCCTATAGAGGATAAGTTAAAACCGGGGTATGGTAAAACTCCAACAGCACAGACAATAAGTCCTGCTCAAGAAGCCGCTAAAAAAATGGAGAAACTTATACTAGACCAGTTGGAAGAGTCTAGTGCCTCTAAGCATCTTAGGTCAACTGCATTTGAAATGGCTCTATTCGGTACTGGTATTCTAAAAGGCCCTTTTGCTTTAGAAAAAGAATACCCTAACTGGAATGAAGAAGGCGAATATGTTCCTGTAGTTAAAACTGTACCCAAAGTAGAGAATGTCTCTATCTGGAATTTTTATCCTGATTCTGATGCGAAGAATATGGAAGAATGCGAATTTATTATACAGCGACATAGATTAAGCCACTCAGAACTACGTGCGCTTAAAAAGCGACCATATTTTAAAGATGACGCTATTGACGATTGTATTGGTATGGGAACGAACTATGTTCGTAAATGGTGGGAAACCGATTTAGAAGACTATAGGAATTCCTTTAATGTAGACCGCTTTGAAGTATTGGAATTCTGGGGTAACATTGATAAAGATATGGCTGAAGAAGCTGGCCTTGATATCCCGAAAGAATTTGACGATGTAGATACATTACAGGTTAACTGCTGGGTATGCCATAACACTATTCTTCGTTTAGTAATTAATCCTTTTACACCGAAACGTATACCTTACTGCGCCTCTCCATTTGAGTTGAATCCGTATAGTTTCTTTGGTGTTGGGCTAGCTGAGAATATGTCAGATACTCAATCTTTAATGAATGGTTTTATGAGAATGGCTGTCGATAATGCGGTGTTATCTGGTAATCTGGTATTTGAGATAGATGAAACTAATATGGTTCCTGGGCAAGATTTAAGTGTATACCCTGGAAAAGTATTTAGGAGACAAGGTGGAGCACCAGGCCAGTCTTTGTTTGGCACTAAGTATCCTAATGTATCTCAAGAAAACATGATGATGTTTGATAAAGCTAGGTCTATAGCTGACGATGCTACAGGCATTCCTTCATATTCTCATGGACAAACGGGAGTTCAGGGAACAGGCCGAACTGCGGCTGGTATATCTATGTTAATGGGTGCGGCACAGCTAAGTATTAAGAGTGTCGTTAAAAATATTGATGACTATTTATTACAGCCATTAGGAGAAGCTTTTTATGCGTTTAATATGCAATTTAACTTTGACCCACAGGCTAAAGGAGACTTAGAAGTTAAGTCCAGAGGTACTGAGTCTCTTATGAAAAATGAAGTCAGGTCTCAAAGATTACTGCAATTATTGCAGATTTCCAATAACCCTAGCTTAGCGGCATTTGTAAAACTACCAGTTGTGCTTAGAGAATTAGCTAAGTCTATGGACTTGGATGCTGATAAGTTAATTAATGATGAAAGAGAAGCCTATATCCAAGCAGAAATAATAAAAGCTGCAGGAGAAGGTATGCAAGGACAACAACAAGAAACTGCGCAGGGATTAAACCCCCAAGACCCATCGGGTGGAGGGGCAGGTAATATAGGAGTCGGTAATGCGCCTATTCCTGAAGAACCGGGATTTAGTGGAACGGACCAGCCACAAGGCGCCCCTCCTCAAATGCCCCCTGACTTAGGAGGAATGCAGTGACGCCATCAACGGCAAAGAAGTTACTTAGTTTAGTTAGTACCAAGAAAAATGTAGACGCTTTAGAAGAATATATGAATGAACGAGTTAAGGCAGCCCATTTAGTTATGGAACAAGCCATTGACCCAAAAGATTTGTATCAAGCTCAAGGTGCAATTAAAGAGCTTAAACGACTAAAAACATTGCGTGATGAAGTTGCGCATTCTGCGGAGGACAAAAATGGCTAATACAGAAGATATGAGACCCCTATCAATGGATGATTACACAGATACCGAATTTACTGGGCAAAGAAAACCACTAGTAGAAAAATTAGGGATGGTTCCCTATGGTGCTAGAGAAGGCGCTCCCTTTATGGATAATCTAAAAGCTGGGATAAATAAACTTGGTGCACTGGCTTTAGGAGATAATGATGCAGTAATGGGGGCATTTAATATATCTAGGGAAGTAGCTGATAATTTAGAATTTAAAGACAATGACAAAACAGAAGATACTTTACGTCACATACTATTAGGAGGACTTGTAGAGTCTACACAAGGACAAGCTTTTATAGCTGGAAGAGAAGGGGAGGACAAAGAAAGCAAAATCGACCACAATAATAATTTATTTGGTAGAGCGTTGCGTAAAAAGTACCCTGATAGAGATACATTTATTCAGGCAGCTATTGCTTCTGCTGTAGCTGTTGGTGAAGGAGATATAAAAAGTATAGAAAAGTTAGGTGGAAGATTGCCTATGTTAAGTATGGGAAGTCCTGGAGATTTTCAAAAAGCAATGCCCCCTATGCCTGAAAAAGAAGTACCAACTCGTCCTGACAATATAGTAGAACCAGACCCAATGAAATCTACAGATGATTACACAGTTACACAAAAAAAGGGAGGGGCACTTATGGCTCAACAAGGAATTACGCCGATGCGAGCGGCTACGTCTGCACCTACAGGGGGCGGACCAAAGAATGCACAAGGGGCTAAACAAAACACTACAGTGCCCAAACCTGTAGGGAGACCAGGAAGCCCCCCAGCGTCTAGTGACCCTAGAGATATAGCTATAGCTGAAGTAAAAGGAGAATTAGAAAAGGAAAAAGCTTTAGGCGCTCCTACTCCTACTCCTACTCAAGCTAAAAAAGGAACGGTTAAAATAGATGAAGAATTAAAAAAAGGAACTAAACCAGAAGAATCAACAGGAATGGCTGTTATGATTGGCTTAGGCGCTCCTGATATGGATTATCAAGATGCTGCGGAGGGAGACCCACCTCCAGGAGCTACTAAAAAAGAAGTAGCAGATGACCAAAT